CCTTGATTTTCAGGTGGGTATTGGTGCGCAGCTTTTCGAACATGGCGGCCTTCTGCTTCTTGATTCTTCCCTGCTTGTTTCTGAATTCTTTGCGCTGTTTTCGCGGTGTGTAGGCGATGCCTTCCGGCGTTTGCTGGGCTTTGATGCGTTGTTGCTGGCTGCGGCGCAAATCTTATGCAACCTGCAGGTTCAGCTTGCGGCGGGCGGCTGGCTCCAGCGGGGCAAGCAGTCCGCCTGCCCAGTCTTCCAGTGCGCTCAGTTCATGTGTCATGGATTTTTACTGGAATCGGTCAGCGCCCATTCTGCCAGCAGGATGTTGCCTTTATAGAGTTGCCAGTAAGGCGCGCTGTAGTCGGGTGCCTGTACCGGTTCACCTGCATGTTGAATGCGCAGCTTGCGATCTTCTCGCTTGACGATGACGCGTTCGGTCAGCTCGATCTCCAGCGAGATGTCGGCGCTGTTGTGGTTGTTGATGTCGACGATGAAGCGGATGCCGTGCTGGCGTTGGTCTGGGTGGTTCAGCAGATCTGGCTGGTGGTGTTGCACCCATTCTAGCAGCGGTACCATGAGCGCATCTTCATCACCGCCAAAGTCGATGATGATGACGTTAAGCTTATACGCGTATTCAAACGAGAGTGAGCCGGTACCGGATGCGAGCAAGCGGCCTTCGTCGATAAACACCAGCAGTTTGTCGGGGTCGCGCTTGAGTTCGGGGTTGGCGGCAGTCAGGTGTTTGCGCAGGCTATCTGGCTTGTACATTCAGGGTGTCCCGGACGGTGTTGTAGGCGCGGATACAGGCGTTGAGGTCGTGGATGGCGGTGTCGCCGTCGGCGGCGATGCTTGCCAGAGTTGTTGCAGCCTCTGGCGTAAGTTCGGCTCGCGTGGCTGTATCTCGGCTGGCAGTGGCGGGATCTGCACTGCTGGCGGTTGTAGCACACGCACGGACGGGGACTGACACGCGCACAGCGCCAGAGCGCAGAGCAGCGATGGCAGCGTCGTTTTTAGCCTGTTCATGTTGTTTTTCCTTTCTGTAATCTGTGGCTTGCTTGTCGATGTCGGCACGCAACGCCCGTTCTTTGGCGAGGCTGTCGGTGACGAGTTGTTGATATTTTTCTGTCGCGGCGGCATTGACGCGGGCAGCGTCGCTGGTCAGGCGTTTGTTTTCCACAAGCAGGTAAAGCGTGGACAACATGAGTATCACCAGCATCCATAGCATGGGGTCGAAATAGTCGGTGAGCTTTTTCATGTGGGTGCTTTCAGGCAGAGTTCGCGTTCGGCAGCGCGGCGTTTGACCAGGCCACTGAGTTGCACGCCGTTGGCGGTGGTCCAGTTCAGGAGCTGATTACATGCGCCAGTGATGTTTCCGGTGTTGAGCATCGTGACCATGGTGGATGGTCGTCCATTTTTGAGTATGCAAAAGCCGTCTTTGACCCCGGCCTTGCCGTGGCCGACGTTAAACACAAACGAGGTAAATGCGGCGCGCTGGTTGTCGTTGAGCGGGGTGTGCATGCAGCTTTCCATGGTGGCTTTGGCGGTAAGCAGGTCTTGCACGGTCAGCTCGTCGCACTGATCAAGCGTCGCAGTCTGTCCGATCTTGACGCCGCCGGTATGACCTCGGCAGATAGTCGGGATGCTGACGGGATCCATGTAGGCAGTCAGTCGCGTGCCTTCAAACAGGGTGACCACGGGTAAGGCGGCGACAATGCCTGCGGCCAGCAGCCGCTGGCGGTGCAGTTCACTCGCCATTTTTGCTCTCCCGTTGGCGGCGGCGTTCCAGCCACGGAGCGATCAGCTTGTCGCGCAGTAAAAAGATGGTCAGCAAGACGGTATAGATCAGGGTGCAGATAAACACCCATTCGTTGAGCGGGATGCCGATCAGCGAAATGGTGCTGACGGTCACGGGTGGCGCGGCTTTGACCATGTTGATTCGTTCTTCCATCGTTAGTCCCATAAATTGATCATCTGGATGGTGTTAGCTTTGGGCGGTTGCGTTGGCAGGCTGACGATCATGCCCATCGGCAGCAACGCACCGAGGCTGGCAATGCCGGGATTCATTTGCAGCGCTTGTTCGACCACACCGTTTGTGCTGCCCAGATGCCGCCAGCACAGCAGATCGAGCGTGTCGTTTTGTTGGGCCATGACTTGCATACGATCGGCCTCAGATTAATTCGACCGTCACACGTGGTCTGCCGATGATGTCGCTGATGGCCCACTGGGCATTGCGGCGCTGTTCGTCGGGGCCATTTGAAAGCCAGCCAACCAGTTTTTTATCGTCGAGCGAGGTGGCAGCAGTGTCATAGTCGCTATAGCGCTCGATCAGATCGGCTTTGGCGGTGCAGTACACCGCGCGGAAGTAATGCGCAATCAGCACGCTCATCTGATTCACCTGGGCTGCGGGGACAGCTTCCAGCGCGGCATAACCGGCAGCGACCTGTGCCTGGCGGTAGCTGCCGAGCTGGTCGTTGACATGAATGATGGCGGCGACGGTGGCGTCGATCAGGCGTTCATCGGTGACGGTGCCATCGATGCGGGTTTTGTCGCGCATGACGCTCAGATCGACATCGGGGAAAAAGCCGTCATTGCTGATGCGGTTTTGTTCTGTTGACTCAGTCGATGGTGTGGCAATAAATGGCATGTGGGTCTCACTGTGCTACATAAGTCGGCCTACATAAGTCGGCGGTGGGCGGGCGTCAGACCTGTATCTTTGATCGGTCATCAACCCGCGCCGCCGTGCGCCGGGGGGTGCTCGTTACGCTGGGGTGGCTTTTTTAATGCGCCGCTCCAGTCTTTCTATGTCTTTCTTGACGCCGATGCCGTTGAACAGCTCGAGTGCGCGCAGCAGGTGCGTCATGGCGGTTTGCGCAATCGGTAATTGTTCGACGCTCAGATCGTCTTCAACAATCGGTGCGAGGTAGGAATAAGCCAGCGCCTTATGCAATTTGGCACGTGCCTGGTCTGGCGCGTCTTTGCCGTCGGTCAGTTGTTCGACGCGTTTCAGAATGTCGATCGCATCCGGATGGATTGCAGTGGATTGTGCGAAATGCTGCAAAAACGCATCAGGGATTTCATCGAGCAACAAGGTCGGCGCATCGCGGTTGTACTGATCTGGCAAGGGCATGTTGTAGGCGATCACATAGTCAGCGATCTGTAATGCCCGGACAAAATCGCCGGTGTCGATGTGCCAGACCATGACGGTGGTCAGCACATCGTCCTTGCCGCCACGTCCTGCTGCCAGCACGCCGTCGATCCATGGCTGGTAGTCGGCCAGCATTGTGCGCTTGGCGTCGATCTTGCGTTCAACAGACTGGATCTGCTTTAAGCGTTGTTTGTCGGTGACCAGTTTGGCAAAGATCAGATCGTAATCGCTGCCCATGACGGCTTCACCTTGCGCGCTGGTTGCAGCGGCTTTCGCCGCCACGGTGCGCTGGAAATGCTGCTGGGCTGGAGACAGGCGGCTCATGATCAGACGAACTCGATATGTTCGACCATGGCTGCCAGGCCGTATTGCTCGACGACATAGGCATCATTGGACGACTCGTAGTTTTCGATCCGGTCACGCTTGGCGTTATCCAGCACCTGACGGCGACGCGCACCATCCTGGTAGTAGATGGACAGATTGTCATAACGGGTGATCAGCACTGCATGGGGCGGGAAGTAAGGCACGCTGACGGCTTGCAAACCACCGATACGCTTTTGGCTGATGATGATGTCCGCCGCCAGGGTTTCGACGTTGGTTTGCTTGGTATTGACCAGCGGGAAGTATTTGTCGTGCATCAGCTCGCGCCCGACGATCGCAACCAGACCGGCATCTTCGCGGTACCACGGGTCGAGCAAGGTGATGGCGTCAAACACGACGGCATCCAGATTGGCATAATCACCGCCTGCACCGACGCTGACTTTGCCATTGGTTTTACCTGTGCTGAGAACGCGTTCCGGGGCATGTTCGCGCATTTGTTGCAGCCAGCCCTTGTTGACATCTTGCAGCAGCGGGTTTGCGGCGATATCGGTGTCTGCAGCGATGGAGGTACCGTGAAAGCCGATGACCATGCGATCGAGCGCCTGACGCTGAACGATCACGTCACGGATGCGGGTCTGGAAGTCGGGGAACTTTGCCCACGCATCGAGCTTGGCATACGGGATGTGGGTGTCAAAGTTGGTTTGCTGGCATTTGTACATGTCGCCGGTCAGGTCGGTCAGATCGCGGGTTTTACGATCGTTCTTGCTGGTATCGGTGCGTCCTGCAACGGGGCCGGAGATGCCGAGCTTGAGTTTTTCGCCCTGCATTTCGGTCACGCCAATGATGTTGATCTTGGACAAGAATGCGCTGGATTCCTGAATCTTGTTTTCGAGCTTTTGTTGTACCGATGGTGCTACCGCAAATTTGGTGGCTGCATCCTGAATGTCGTTGAGCGTTGCCAGACGGGATAACAATGCGTTGTAAGCT